AATACCACCATCCCTGAACCAAGTATTGTTAATCCCAATAAGTCCCGCCAGAACTGACGCAACCTGCTCTTTTGTCATTACTCCGACGGCATTTCCGGCGGCATTCACGGCCACAAAACTGGAGATGTCTTCCAAAGCTGGGAGAGCCAGTGTAGACTTCTTCAAAAGTTCCGTTTTCGCCACCTTATGCGGCACGCCGTTTGTATCGTACACCTGTACCGTTTCACCATCTTCTTCCGTTGTCTGATTCTTCATACTTTCTGTATGTTTCAATAGATTGTCAGTTTCTTCACCTGTAAAGCTTAATACAAAATCTTCTTCTGCTGCCATAATTGTTTTTAATTTATAGTTATTAATGATGTTATATAATTATCTTATTGCATCATCAAGCCCAGCAAGAAACCATGGAAGAAGCGACGCTGCATGATGTCTTACCCTGCTAACTTCATCATCTGAAAATTCGGTATCGTCATCGCTGGAAAAAATTTTTTCTGCTAATTTTAAATCAGCAATACCAACTCCTGTCACATTGTAAATGTTATCTGCAAACATTTCTCTGACATCAATCTCCACGAAATCGGATTTATCTATCTTCGTGTACTTCTTAAATTTCTTAAAATCTATTTTCATGATTAATCAACTAAAATTCCATTTTCAAAAACCAGGCTATATCTTGAAGGTATCGAGCCATTCTGTATAGTCCATGATATTGTTCTCGTTACTCCTTTTTTGTATGTATATGAGCCATCGGCTTGCAATGACCATCCGGTACCAAACTCATTAGACAATATCGTATTGGTATAAAGATTTCCGTTCACATGTACTCCTCCGTCAAAATATCCGGCATAAGTATTAGAACTATGTGGCTTGCTAGTACCGTTCCTTGAAGCATAGATACATGCTCCACCGTCATTGCTTCCAATTATTTTAACCCCAAATTTCCCGTCAGTCGCACCATTGAAATTTATGTCAATCATACCACTGTTATCATCCGTAGGAACACCAATCCGTATACTCCTGCTATCATTGCCGAAAAAATCCCTTCCCTTCCAATTCAAGGAACCGTTGTCTATAGTGAAACCTCCAATCTTAGCACCATCGGCAGATATTGTTCCGGAAAAAGTACCTTTAGCGGCTTTCAGTTCACCCGAAAATGTACCGTCCGCACCATCCAGATGTTTCACTTTTAACGAGTTTACATCTATGCACTCTGTAAGAAGAAGTGGTTTCCCATTTTTAACCGTAAACACGGCTATTCCTTTCCCTTCAGAACTTTTAATTTTAAACTTATCTGAAGAAATAACAATCTCATTTTTTTCGATGTCAATACCCGTAGCACCAAGTTTAATTGAGATATTTTTCTCTGCTACATCTACAACGCTTTCACCATTTGACAACAATATTCTTGCTGCACGTACCTCTATTTCTCCAGAAGCAAGTCTGATATAATTTGTCTTGTCCCTATTACCGATATATGTCTTTCCATAAACATTAAAGTATCCTTCTTTAGTTAGACGATCATATCCGATTGAAACTATATCTTTCCCTGAGAGGGAGTAAGAACTTATCCCCTGATAGAAGGTAAGAGAAGGCGCACCATCTCCATATGCAGACAACACGATTGCAGCCTGATAGTCCGGGTCGGCTATGTCTCCAAGTTGTACCATCACGTCACCCACTTTGGGTATATCGCTTCCTTCGTCACAATGATTCACAGATACATCTATCCAGTTATCACCAACATTTTCCACCAGACGCCACCAATAGTGATTGGATACGCCGTCATACGCGCCTTCCTTAATATTAAAGGACTGTGAGCGTACTAAATTCCCTGGCTTAAAACGATTTTCTATGGCTTTCTCACCATCATCTGCAAGGAAGTAACAGCGATAAACAGAACCATAAGTTCCAGGAGATGAGTAACCTCTTTTCCCGTCTGAGAACTTGACTCCTTTACCATCCTTGAAACGAATTCCCTTTTTTTCTATAAACTCGACCTTAGTAATCGTTGCTCTGGCCCCGCTGGCGTTGAACATGAAGGAAGCTCCGGCCAGCTCGGTCTCCATTATTGAAAGTAACTGGAAGATAGCTTTCTTGCGCACGTACAGTTTGTCAATCCATCCGACAGACTCGCCGCCCTTTTCTGAAGAGAATGACATACCAGCACCCATCATACCGGTCACGAAGTCAATTGATTCCAGGAAAGGAGATATGATACCGCCAAGAAGCTTAATGAGATAGTTTGTCTGGTCTTCCTTGTCCTTTCTCAATAATGTTGCAAGTGACCGTTTTGCCGAAAATACGTTACTGTCCGATGGGGCAGTAGAATCATTGGTCTTAATCACATATATGCTACTTCCTCCGCCTCCAACATAAGTATGCCCTTTATACGTAATCGACTCCAGTTTCTCTTCCACATCATTAAGGCGAGAGTAGGGCATACTTTCCCCAATAGTATATACCGGAGAATCCCATGGAATGTCAAGGTTAAACTCCCATCCGAGAACACGGCTTTCACGGCCATTCTCAAAAAAGGCTTTATTGACCAGGTTTATCTTTTGCCCGAACTCGAAAAAGCGTTTCAGCTTGTCTTCATTAACCCATTCTGACCGGAGGGTAGTGTAGTATGTACCATCGTCCTTTTTTCGCTGGTCTGCTATCTTCTGTGCCTTCTCTTTCAGTTCCTGCTCCGCGTCCGGAATCATTTGTACAGAAACAAACTTTGGATCAAAACCGGAAAGGATATACTTGTCATCATTTTCAGGATATATGGTATCATCCGGCAATGGACGTCCGTAGTCTTCGCTGCGGACAATTTCCCAAAGCTGGCTTCCGTTGTTGTCCGGGTCAAAAATAACACCGAACTCCAATCCATTCATTTTGCCGGACTGAAAGATAATTGTCAGCTCTTGTCCCGGAAGTATGTAGTCCTTGGAGAAATTCAGGCCAGTATCACGATAGCGATAGTAAGTCACGGTTTCCTGACCTCCGTCTTCATTTGTAACGGTTTCCGTCCTCGTAGATACACTTGACATCGTACTTTCAAGTCGGGGATATACCTCGTCAAATACCACGATGTCTTCAATTGCTTCTTCCTGGCTCATGTCAGGATACACATCTATGTATGGCGTACCAGCGGGAAGCATAAGTCGTCTTTGCACAACTCCGTTTACTACCGTCTGCTCTTCAATGGAACGGTAGTTCTCAGGTATGTTTCTTGTAGATCCGAATGCATAAATGCGGGTGGCATAAGTGCCTTTGCTCTCACTGCGAGTCATGGCAGACGCTTCAACCCCTAACTCGATTTTCACGGCATCACCGAATTCGTTTCGCCCAAAATGAATTACGTTGTCCGTTATCCAGCAATCACAGTTCCACTTATCCTCACCCGCCATTGAGAATAAGGCATCCAGCAGGTTCATATTGTCATACGTCATTGCAACTGCCTTATTCTCTACTGTTGAATCTATTTCAAATACGAATTCTTTTCCCTTATAGGTATATCCCAAAGCTTTCAGGTTACGTAAGAACACACCAAGCTGTACATCAAGGGCTGCGGTGAGAGACCATGACGCTTCATATCCAGCATGTTCAGGAGTGTATTTGAAAATTTTGTTTTTCCACTTCCAATAGTAAGCATCCAGTTTCAGCTCATAATCATATCCACCGGTAGAAGCATTGAAAGAAGGTTTCTGCAGGTCTGTTACCTCATATACTTTTGAAAGTAAGCCGCCCAGTGAATCATCCAGAACCCCAGAAAGGTCTACATAGTCTCCAAGTTTAAAATATATCGGTTCAGGCACGGAGAATGGGAGAATGATGTAGTCCTCTTTCATCAGTGTAAACTTTCCCTTCGCCCCTTTGTTGATAGGGGTGGAGAATCTTGTCTTTCCGGATATGTCCTTAATTTCAATCATATCCCCAAAGTTCATAAATAGAAAATGGAAGCCCTAAAAATCCGGACTTCCATTTGAAACAATAAAGGAAATGTTCGTTATTCGCTTCTATCCATGGGATTCGGTTCGCAAAACTTACTTGAAACCTTACCGAAACACCTGTCAATACTCAACCCGTAAGAAATGCTCTTACCCAGGTAAACCAGCTTGTAGACTTCGTTTCCAAGAGTTGGGATTTTGATGTTTACGGTTCCTTTCTCCAGTTCTGACTGAAAAGATTTCTTCTTTGTCCGATAGTCGCCTTCTGAGCCTCCTTCTATTGTGAACTGGAGAGTGATTTCACGCGATGCTACTTTTGCATTTTCGGTTATTATTCGCTTACCGTGCTCCAGACGGCTCTCATCTTCAATGTAGTCTTTCATCTGATTGAATCCGTCGATAGCATCGAGAAAACCGTCACCCATGCGGACACCCCATGTGCTCCAGGCATCCTTCCCGTTAATAAATAAATCTCCTGTCATAATCTTGCTGTATTACGTTTCACTTCGGCAATGTCGGCTTGCATTTGTTTGATAGGTTTGACAATTTCGCCTGTGTTCTCTCTGATTTGCTGTAACTCCAAATAGGAATTGGCCAGGATAGTACGTGTCTCGTCGGCAATGTTGTACAGACCGGTCACTTGTGAAGTCAAGGAACCGATGGAGCCTCGCAGTTCGGTAATAGCTATCGTTTGCTGCTGTTCTGCCGTCTCAATACGAAGATTGGACTCATACACGGCAGTGAACCGACCGCTCAGTTCTCCGGCATCCTCGTGCGTCATTTCCGTACCGAATCCGCGGCTGGAGGCCGACTGCTGGGAACTGCTGCCAGCCTTGTCGTATCCGGTAGCTGCGGCAAGTTCATCCCGTAGTTTCAATGCTTCATTCACGTACCCCATATATTCGTTTTGGAGTGAATTACGTTCACTCTCACTCAGGTTTCCGTCCTTCATACTTTCACCGAATCTGTTCCACCAGTCTTCCAGCTTCTGGCTGTACATGTTACCGATTTTATCTGAAAGCATGGCACGCATAAAGTATTCGGATAGGTTATCCGCAAAATCTTCCGCCGAGGCATCCATATCCATGAGAGTATCTATGAAACTGTCATACATGGAATCAAAACTTATTCCGGTAAGCTGTTCGAAAAGCCCTTCTTTCAGTTCTTCGAGGTTTCCGGCCAGATCTGCATATTCACCTAGTGCTTCAACGACACCATTCCCATAGCCTCCTTTCCCTGAATCGGCCATTTTCTGCCACAAATCCACATTCTGACGTAATAAATCCATCTGCTCCGGAGACATCTGCCACAAGGAATCTGTACCTGTGAACTCTGCCATGACATTTTCCCGAATCCATTGTATGTCACTTTCCGACCAGCCCATGTAATAGGCCCAGCTATGATGTTTACTGTGATAGCCAGCATTGGCCTGCGCTTTTGAAAGGACATTCTTGTTGTATTCCTCCTGATACTTGATGGCTTTATTGTACTCTGCTACGGATTTCTCGCTTCCCTTGCTGGATTTCATTTCTTCTGTAAGGGATTCGATGGCAGACTGCAACTTTTCGTTTCTGTCCGTGAGTCTGTTGATTGTATCCTGCACCTCTTTTTCGTTTCCTCCAATACCGAAGAGTTTGCTGAATCCTCCGAAAGTCAGGGTATCCCATATTCCACCTACAGACTTAAAGACACTACTGAATATGTTACCTATGAAACCATCCAACCCCTGTGTCCCGATGGCATCTAAAAGAGAAAATGCAGCTCCAATTATACCTCCAAGTTTCTCGCTCTCTTCTGCAAATATGTCTACTATATTTCCGGCCAAATCACCGACCTGAGAGAGGGAAATTTCAGAGTTTGAACCAAGCTGGGTAATGACGTTCGACAATGTGACAAGGTTGCTTGTCGTTTTATCTGTCGACTTTTGTACATTGACCTGAGCGTTCTGCTGTCTTTTCTGGGCATCATTCAGTTTCTTCGTGGCAGCTTCCTTCTGTTCATCTGTTCCGCTTCTCATGGCTTCGTTGTATTCCTCCTGAGCTTGTGACAGCTCTTCCTGTGCCTTGGCCAATTCGCTTAACTGTTCGGGTAGGTCGGCCAGCAATCCTCCTTTATCGATAAGAGTTGACTGGATGTTGCTCAACGCCTCGTCAACGACCTTCTTCTGGTCAACGGCCATGTTCTTGTATTCATCTGAGTTCTTGAACTCCCTAAGCTGCTGCTTTACCTTGTTCAAGGATTCTTTGGATACCTTGTCCAAGTCACCGAAGATAAGTTCCCAGTTGATTCCCTGTTTCAGCTTCTCAAGATCAAGAGAGGAGAGGGCTTTATCCATTTCTTTCTGGAGTATGTCCTTGTCTCCCTGAGTAGTGGCTTCCGAGATTTTACGGGTGTACTCAGCTATGATTGCATCACGTTTCTGCATAAATGTACCGTAGCTTTTCAGGTAACGTTCGTTGGCCTCGATTGCAGCTTGATTTTCAGTTTCTGTAATTTCGGCCAGACCTTTTTCACGCGACGTCATGGCATTAGACGCACGACTTCCTAATACTTCCCGCTGTTCAGACGTAAGCTTTCCTCCTTGCGCATCTTCCCATTTTTTGCGCTGTTTCCTAATTTCATCGATTTCTCGCTGGTAATCCAGCTCAATCTGTCTACGTTTCTTTTCAGAACCTTCTTCCATCAAGTTGATTTCTTCCTGCTGATTAGCTCTTATGAGTTGTAGAAGTTCATCAGAAAGATTTTGCTGATTATCTACGACCTTCTTGTTTTCTGATTTGTGGCTGACACCAGTAAGTGTTTCCAAGGTTTTTTCTGCACTCTGCAACTCTTTTTCCTTTGCCTTGATAGCAGATTCTACGGTTTTACCGGCTTCTGCTTGTAATTTTCCGCTACGAAGGTCGGCAATCTCTTGTTTGAGTGTCTTGATACGTATGGTGGCATTTTCTACTTCTTCAGATATTGTAGAATGTTGGGCTTCTTTTTTATCGGATAAAGAAGATTTCTCAATCTCTTTTTCCAATTCTTTGATAGCAGAAACCGTTTCGCCTAATTCCTTGTTTACGGAATCCAATTCTTTCTTGGCCTTATTCGCACTATCTTTGAGCTGATTGTTTACTGCACTATTTTGAGAGAATACGGCCACACCTGTATTGACTCCTCTGTTTTGTAATGCGCTTCCAGTCATTGTCACGGATGAATTGTACAAAGATTTAGCCTCATTGTAATTCTCCGTAGCGACTTTCTTCTGCTTTTCTTGAGTCCGTTTTTTGCGATACAGCTCCTCCAGTTCTTCCTGAGCAGCCTTCATCCGTATCTGCTTTTCCAGTTGTGTCAGATAGGATTTAATGGCCTCTGTGTTGTTGTTTATCAGTCGGCCCTCTTCATCAAGACTGGCATTGTAAGAAGGAATGATGGTCTGCAAATCAGACAAGGCTTTCTTCTTCCGGTCAAGAGATGAAGTTTCACTTTTCAATACGCCGGACAACCTGTCAACTGTTGCTGCCTGCTTGGAAAACTCCTCATCGGCCTTTTTGTTTACCGAATTAAGTGTCTCCTGCGCTACAGTGGCTTCATTGGTTCTCTTTGTGAACATGTAAACCGCCGTACCTATTCCAACAAGAGCTGCCAACAGAGTGACATACATATTGGATTTCGAAGCGACATTGAAAGCCTGTTGCGCGGCGGTGGCCAGTCCCAATTCCTTTCTGTACATTCCAATCAGTTGGATACTTTCAACGAATCCGACCGCCTTCTGCGCTACGGCTGCGGTAACCAACGCGGCCTTGTATGTTCCGTAAGCTGCAATCAGTCCGCCCATGATAGACAACACATCATCAAGACTTTCCACCAAGTCCTCTGCTGTACCGATTCCAAACTCGAAAACCTCCTTATACTTGTTCCCGAACTCATTCATTTTCTGGAAGAGGGTATCTTCGATATTCGATAATCGTTGGGGCCACGTCCCAGCGGAACTTTCCATAAGGTTGGCAAATTTCCCTCCTTCGGATGTCATGTTTTTGAAAGCCTGTTCAACTTCCTTAAAGCCGACCTTGCCTTCCTTCACAAGTTCACCTACTTGGTCTTTGGAAACTCCTAATACCTTGGCCAGTTCTTCGTAGATTGGAATACCTCGTCCGGCGAATTGACGAATGTCTACTGTCATGGCTCTTCCTTGCGTTCTTAGTGTTCCATACAGATAAATAAGTTGACCGATAGGTATCTGCAATCCGGAAGCCACATCTCCAAGCATAGAAAGTTCATTTACTACATTGTCGGCAGAGGAACCGTATGCCAAAAGCTGTTTTGCTCCGGTCGCTACATCATCAAGATTGAACGGTGTTTTGGCTGCGAACTGAACAATATCGGCGATGAGTTGTTCTGCTTTCGATTTGTCCTGAAGGATTGTTGAAAGAGCTACCTGTAACTGTTGCATCTTTCCAGTTGCTTCAATCACATCGAAGCCGAATCTCTTTATCGCCACCAGTCCACCGATTTCAGCAGCAGTACGTTTTAAAGAATCTGTCAGTGATTTTACAATCTCATCAGCATTGTTTGTTCCACTGGCAAATTCTTTGTATTCTCTTGTGAGTTTTCTTACTTCGAGTCTGTTTCTCGCCTGCTGGTCTTGTAACTCGCCAAGGGAATATCTCTGCTCGTTCAAGGCTGCTTTAGCAGTGTTCAGTTCAGCTAATTTGGCTTTTGAATTAGGAGAATACTTACCCATCTTTGAATATTCATCAGACAGCCGTCTGACATCATCCTGCGTATCACGAATGATTTTCCTTTGTTTGATGATTTCCTCCGTCAGCTCATCGGAGGCCTTTGACGCAGAATTAAGCTTTTTCTTCAAATCATTCTCCATCACAGCACCAGCTTTAGCCGCCTCAGTCACCAGCCCCATCATCTGCTGACGGGTGGATGCCAATTGCGTTTCTAAAGCCTTTGCAGCTGTAGGAGACTTGTTTACGTCCATCTTCTTGAGCTGGGCTTCCAGTCTCTCACATTCCTGTCTCAGCTTGACAACCTGCTCCCAGTCAGAACTGACTTTAAAGTATAGTGTAGCCATATCTATTTCTTGTTTCTTCTTCTGCGTGAAGCCATGTCCTTACCCTTCACCTTTGTAACCTTGGTTCCGGTAACTGCATGGAGCTTGTCACGCTGCATTAATACTAAATTCCTGTATGGTATCTCATAGACCACTTCTCGGTATGACAGATGCAGATTTTCCATGAACGATGCAATCTGCCCCAAGAGAGTTTCATTGCCTACAACCTCGGTTTCGCTGCCAGTAGACTTACGTTCCTCGCCAAGCTGACAGCTTTGAGAAAAACCTTTGAGTCAATCATAGAGAGTGCTTCATCTAAAGCATTTACGTTTTCTTCGTATGTTCCTTTGGCTAACTCTTCACTCAAGTTTTCGTCACCAGCTATCAGCCAGGAAAGAGCCCTGCTGTAGGCCTCACTTTCTCCCAGGGAGAGAAGAACTTCTTTCAAATTGTCTGCTTCTTGTACACCTGACAAATGGGAGATTGCTCCGGCCAGTTTGTTGATAGTAGGAGGGTAGACCGTGTAGGCTTTCCCAGCGACAAACACCGTTCTGAAATCACTTCCGATAATGGATTCAGTTACTATTTTTGCTCCTTGATTCATTCTGATAAAAGATAAAAATTAAGGGGTGAAGCCATAAAGCCCACCCCTGTTATGGAATTCAATCTCTACCTATTGGATAGGCATTAAGCACCTGCTGTTACTTCAGATGAGTCAAACCAGTATTCCGGTGCAACTTCTGCATTTTGTGGTTCCAGTTCCACCGCACTTACAGGAATACCGACAGCCTTGTCTGTTGTGGCTTCACGTGCACCGATGTCAGCACGGGGAATCACACAATACTGGTCATCGTCAGTCAAAGCGACAAGTAACTTCTCAATGTTTACCTTGCCTCTTGCTCGTTTCCAACCCTTATCAGTGTTAATAATATCACCACCCATAAGGTCTTTCTTAGTAGGATAGTCGTATTCTCCAATAGTGAAGTTTACAGTAACATCACCCATTTCCTTATCACTTCGATAAGTCTGATTCGTGAGCTGGTTCTTGTAATTTGTACGACTTGCTTCTGCTTCTTCAATCGTCCATGTATCCTGATGGATATTCTTGATTTCTTTCAATGCTTCACCCTGTAAAAGAGTATGCAAGGCTTGTCCTGTCAAATCTGCGGTAATCTCGCTTGTTTCGCCATACCAAAGCTTCTTGATATTCGCGGCTGTGACTTTCTTTGCTTCTGCCATATTATTTCACATTTAAAACTTCAAACAAAATTCTTACATTCACATAGTGACACTTTAAAGCAGTGTCCTCCTCCGTTCCAATTGATTCGATAGAATAATGATAGGTTGTATCGTCATAGCGACCGGTAACACCGTCAAACAATCCCTGTGCCTGCTTCTCCAGTTCGTTCAGCCGGATGGTATTGGCTTCGCCTTCCTTCAAATCGGGAACACAAATGTTCACCTCGACGAAAGATTTCTTCCAGTATGTGCCCGGCTGTTGCTTCTTGGCGTGAATGACAATCCTTTCGGACTTTATCGCCCCTGTCAGCTTCTTGCCATGGGGAACGATATCAATCCCGAAAGACTTGCAGTCACGGTAGAGAATGTTCGCTATGTCAGTAGTTACTATCATACAATAAGATATTGAATATTATTATCATACTGAAGGAATACATGAAAAACCAGTTCTCCAAGTTGAACAGTACCTGCAAATCTTTTGTCTGACAAATCTTTATCAGATATATTTTGTCCTGTTGCATACATAAAAATATCCACTAAACACAATTCTTTTTGACATTCATCTACTACTGCCCACAAGCAAATTGCATTCCGTTGTGCTTGAATAGATAATATTCTTGCTCCGATAGGCAGACATAATTTTGAGTGGTCTGCGACCATCAGTTCATACTTGAATATTCGTTTCATTTGATTTCCTCCTTTAATCGTCTCTCAGCAAATAAGGCTGCACCAGTTGAAACTTCGTAACCTTTGGATTCCACGTGTGAGGCATACTCAGCATCGTTTCTTATCACCAGTCCATCATCCTCAACTGAATACTTGTTTGACTTACGGAGCGTTCCGGTCCGGTTCTGATAACTACCGTTCTTTATAGCATAATCGACAGCTTCCTTTCCGACCCTCTCTTCTACAGCTTTCACCTCGGCATAACCTTGGTCGAAAAAGCTGTCCACGTCCGAAAAATCAAACTTTACAGCCATATCTCTGAGTAACCAAAATAGTTAGTATTTTTTACCGTATAAACCTTGCCAGTTCCCCTGGTATTATCGCCATCCATACATCTGACTTCATCGCCAGCCTTCAGGGAGGTTTTCTTTTCACAGACTATGTGATAGTTCGGTCGGTACACCTCGCCGTTCTCCGAAGTAAACTCCTTGGTGGAGTTATCATCACACCGGCACTTACATACGTCCTGCCAGCTTTCTCCACCGGTTCCGGGAATAGGCTGGCCGAACTCGTCTGTTTCCATTGGAGTAGTAACCTTGATTTGTAATATATGTGGCGCGAATATCATAGGAATCTGACTTTAGGTTTATCTGACAGTGTGTCTTCAAGGCCATACTTCTTGCACAAGAATGAGTAGTATTCCTTCAAGCCTTTGGTGTCCCAGGACATAGAGAAACCGTTCTCGCTGATGGAAGTAGCACGAAGTAGAAGAGAGGGGATAAACTTCGCCATAGACACCGAAACAAGTCCGATGTTTGACGGGCCCATCTCATCCTCTCCGCTTACTTCTGAAGACAAACTTATCTCCAAAAGGTCAGCCTCCGACAAGTTGATGCCGAAGGTCTGAAACTTCTGTGATATGTAGTCGTTTACTGTCATGCGTTCATGGTTGACAAATCAAAGTTCACAATCAGATTCGGGTTCGTAATCTGAGGAATCCACTCTGCAGTGTATTCCAAATAACGACCGTTCTTGTCCTTGTAACCGGAAATAAGCATATCACCGTCTGCCTGGGTGTAGTTACGTCCCGGTACGCCGTCCACTGCTTCGTACGGAATGTGGAAACGCATATAACCGACCTTATCCTGCGGAAGCAAGGTGATACGGTCGTCTGCATAAATCTGCACGTTCTTCCCGGTCTGGTCTTTCACGTAATCTTCCTTGATTTCAATGGCCGGAAGCCCGATGCCAGTGAATACTTGGGAAGCCAGTTGAGATGTAATCAAACCAGTTGAAAGATACATCTCATTTCCTGTAAGCTGCATCTTGAACTTGTCACCAAACTCAGCCGACCCGATGATATTCTTCACGAAAGTTCCTCGTGACATAATCATCTTCTGGAAATTACCGTAGTCCGCTTTCAGTGCATTAATTTGCTGCTGCAAATAGGTGATGAAGTTCGTCTTCGCACCAGTATCAGGCTTGATGAACTTGAACGGCAATTCAATGTTGAGAAGGTCAACGCCTCCGGCATTGTCGTCCTTGTTCTTAACAGCTGCTTCTCCGGTCATCAGAAGTGAACCTACGATAATATCCATGCGCTTGTGAGCTGCCAAAAGTACCTGGCGGTAATCGTCATAGATGAAATTCACGATTTCCTGCATGGCTGCTACCTGGTCAGCAGGTTTAGCTGCGTTAAACTTGTCAATCAAGTCCTGAAGTTCGGACAGGCGGTCAATGGAAATCTGGTAAGCATCGCCAAGATAAGCGATTTCACCATATCCTGAACCGATATTCCGGCGTTCACGGATAGGCTTCTCGCCGTATCGTGAGTTAATAGAACCGGCCATCACTCCAGTAACCTGACCGATGTAGTCCTTGAATACACGGGTAGTCGTTCTACGGAAATCAAGATACTGCTGCCAGTAGATTGTATCCTTACGAGTCTGAAGGACGCGCTGGATAACGGCGTTTACGATATTGGGGTCATTAAACAGAGTATGAATAGTTAGCATCATGTTTTACCTCCTTTCTTTATTTGCTTGCAATTACACCTGCTGTTCTCAAAGATGCCAGAAGGGCATTCAATTTTGTATGTGCATCTTCCTGCCCAGTAGCATCATCCACTTTAACACCCTGCTTTACACCTCCGAGAGCAGAAGATGTTGCTGCAGACAAAGTGAATTTGTTGGCTTGGGATGCGATACCATCCAATTTAGCTTTGTCTTCTTTACTCATCAAGCCATCTTGACTGGAAGACGCTTTGGCAACTACAGCCTTTCCACTTTGAGTAACGTCAGGAGCGTTGAACTGGAAATGCGGCATGTTGGCCTTGTCAATGTCAGAGAAAGGCATAACCAATTTGGTAGGCTCAATCTCGAATGCTCGCATCAAAAGAGCAACTAATACAATTCCTTCTTCTACTTGTACTCTTCCGTACAAGGCTGAGTTAGCAATGACTTTCGGAGTTGTGCCGCTTACCGCTGTAGCTTCATAGAGTACAATACCAGCTTCCAATGTTTCGCCAAAGTCGGCAGACAGCGTCAACTTATCGAAATCTTTGTTTGATTTGTCAATACTGTTGATGGTAACCCCATGAGAACCATTACCCAGATGCATACCCACATAAGCCAAAGAGTTTTTCTTGATTTTCAATGTGGTATTGGAACCGGTGGTAAACTTTTCATAGATTTCTACACGGATAGCCACCTGAGCGGTCTTCTTCACCAAGTCGGCGGCAATCGGTGTGAAGGATGGAAGAAACGAACCAGCGACAAGGTTGGCCGTATCCAGCTTGTAAGACCCTCTGCGTCTTACACCGGTAGAAACATCATAGCGTTCCTCGATGGACGGTTCAGGCTCAATGTTGTACTTAAATCCTGCTGACATAAATTACTTGTTTTGTTGTTCGACAATAGATTTTGTGTCCGCCTCAATCATTTTGGCGAACTCGCTCGCTTCCTTCTCCTGCTTCTGTTCGGCAGTTTCAGGAGCTTTGGAGAACTGAAAACCGTTGTTAGACATATCCTGCTTCATGTCCTTGAAATAAGTGTCCAAGTCGGTGTTTTCGGGAATGTTGCGGTCTTTCAGCATAAATTCGGGAATACCGTACTTCTTCGCCACTACTGAAATCTGAGAATTGCGCTGCGCCTGCGCTTCATTTTCCTCCATTTTGGCCAGCTTGTCGGCAAACGGCTTGATACTGGCGGCGATGCCATCGGCAATCATCTTTGCGATGTCCGTTTCCTGTGGCTTTGGAGGGTCGTTTGGTTTCGGTGGTTCTGGTTTCGGATTCTCGATTGGTTTCCCGTCTTTCAGTCCATGCTTCTTCTCGTAGTTTGAAACAGCGGAAGTCTGCGCTTGTCCTGCACGGAAATCACCATAGTTTTGCATCACGTCCTGAAATGAGATACCCTCAACGATGGAGGTCACCTTCGTTTCGTCCGTTACACCCTCTGCCTTCTTTGTGGCGATACGGGTGAGTGTGGCAGTGTCCACCCCAGCGAATTTCTGTTGCAGTCCTGCCAAGATTTGTTCAAAGATTGTCATACCGTATGAGTTTGATTAATAATTTCATACGGTAAATTTACTTATAGAGAAAGGGAAGGGGAAATTTTAAGGCTAACGATACGAAACAATTAAGAGAATGTTCGTTTTTAGGCAAAAAGAAAGAGGCTGTCTCAAAATAGAATTGCAAAAGTAAAAATATTACAGATTGAAACTTAGAAATAAAGAATCTCCTGTTTCAGCCTTAGTTTACTCTAATGATATGGCTAAAAGCAGGAGATTTTTATACTATAACTTATAAATTATAAGTATATCTGTCCAATTTCTCTATTTTGAGACAGCCTCTAAAAAATAGCAAGTTATAATTTTATAATTAACTCTTCATTGGTCAAATCAAAATAAATATTTTGAAGTTGATGCAAAAACTTAATATCAATATCATAATGTTCCAAATAAAAACTATTCATATCAACAGTTCTAGGATATAGAGTTAATTTATCAATATAAAACGATGAACAACTATTTTCATTCTTAGGTTGCCTTTCTATAAATCCGCTTTTTATCAGAATTTCCTTAGTGAGAGGTATTGCTTCTATATTGTTGGCAGAAATCCATTTATAATCGTAAGGATACCTAGGATTATCAGTTTCTTCCAATGCCTCTTCTGCAACAGACTTTTTTTGTATGCCGACTATTGTAATAAACCTTGACGAATTATTTATATTAGCATTTACAATATTATTAATTCTTAATTCTCTAGTATCTATCATAATCACAACAAATTTATAGCTGCCAGTTCCTCTGTCAGCGCGTTAATACCTTTCTGAATCTTCTCCAATTGCTGTTTACGTGGTTTGTGTACTCCAGCAGCATAATGCCATAACTGACGTTCATTAATTCCGGTTATCCGGCTCAAAGCTGCTTTGGTAAAGATACTGCTGTAATAGTTGATGAAGGTGGCAGCATCTATCTTGAACTTCAATGTGAACTCTCCCTGCAAAATTTCCACTGAAGCGATGTTCATCTCCTTGCATGACTCCAGGTAAAGTTCAACAGCTTCCTTCATGTTCTTCTCGATTTCCTTCACGTCGTTACCGACAGTAATCACCGGAGCACCTTCAATATAGGCACTAAGATTATTTCCAGCATGTTCTACAATCACTTCTACGGTTCTCATACTACCTCCTTTTTATCATTAAACAAAAGAGGCGGGGGCTATTTTAGCCCCGCTTGCCTCAGAATGTTGTAATAAGTGCCTTTCTCAACGCCTTTCTTGCCGTGGTCGGGGACAATCACTACATGGCTACCATCAGTGTAAACCATGTGACTGCCTTTCTGCCTCACGAACCAAAAGCCATTTTCAGTAAGCAGCGTTACAACGTCTTTAACTGATTTGTAGCTCATAGCGTTTAAGACTTAATTACGATGCAAATATAGTAAAATAACGAATAATTACAAAGAAGTATTCATGTTTTTACTATGATAAAGAAAATAGCGATACCTCGAAAGATACCGCTATTAAATTAGTCAATATTTTAGATTTATATCATTCTGTTTTGTATTATCCTCGTAAATATTCTGACTGGGTTGTTCTATTCTTCAGATTTGCTACCAGCACTTTTAAGAGAGGAAAGCTGTTTCTGTTTCTCAATGTCGTTCTTCTGCTTCTCAGCCTGCTCTTCCTTGATGGCTTCAATCTCATCCAGAACTGCATCCACGTTCCCCACAAAGGTAATGGCCCGCTGTTGAGACCAGATTTCACCGTCCTTGGCCTTGATAGCTGTGTCTATCTTGTCTTTGATGTCCTCCAGTTTGTATGGCTGCATCTGCACATCCACGTCAATAGTCTCGGAGGCTTCTTCAAGGGTGGAATTCACGGAACCCAACGCGGAGACAAGGAAGTTTACCCGTCGTTGCATGAACTCGCCGACGGTTTCATTCAAATTCTCTACATTAAGGTGGGTGGACATGAACACATAGTCGAAAGTCACACCGGAAACGGCGTTTCCTGTACCCTTCAGGGAGTCGAAAGAGATTCTGGGCGTATTGGTCAGTCCGTATATCTGACTTAACAGCGTCTCCACCTCGAACTTGACAGTATCTGGTACCTGTGACCAGGTAAGATACTGGGCATTTGCTCCCTGGCCGGTCAGCTCGACCACCCGGTTTTTGAACTCACCTGAGAAATTCTCCACGTTACCAAAAAGCATGAGGATAGGGAAGAAGTGGTAGTCGATACAGTCTGCATAGTTTGAGAGAAGCTTCTCCAGTCTTACACGGAGGCTCTTTATCTTTTCACAGTACGCTTCCGGACGGTACATATAAATCACCGGCATCTTCTTGAATCCATGTGCAAATGAGCCTTTGTCAGTCCAGTTGCTTGTCAGTTCCCACTGATAAACCATGTCCTTGGTAATGGTCATGAAACATGTAATCTCTACATCGTTCAGGTCTTTCTTCTTGTACTCACGGGATAGGGCTACCAAATCCCCCTGATCATTGAAGAAGGGATAGAGCTTGTCGCCACGGAACGGAGACCAGATGGCACTCTTCAGACGGTATTCAGGTTTTGATTTGCCGAAGATTCCTGAAATCTTTCGTTTGAGCTTTGCCCAGAAGCCGTCATCCTTCACCACATACCAGTATTCGGCCACTTCCTGCTCGGCCAGCCATGCCCGGACTACTTTCTTGTTCTGGTATTTCAACTTGTTTTTCTTGAACACCTGCTTCAATGTGGAAAGAAGGCTTTCTTCCGACTGGTCCGGCTGGCAATCAAGGACCGGTTCTGTTCCAACGGTGAAGGCAGTCTGAATGTTCACGATGTCCTGCTCGATAGGAAGAGCAATCCTGTTTGGGTCAACTTCTTTCCTGACCGCCGGCTCAACATATTCTTTCCTGGTTGTCGGGTCTGTAATCCGTTTCTCAGGCTGGGTAGTGATTTTGATTTTCGGGTATTTCTCTTCATCTATCACTATCTCGTGCTTGTTCGGATTCCAGTCGTTGTAAAGAGCGTGAGCGTTTGGTTGCTCGGTCTTTCGTCCTTTTTTCAGATAGTAGATTTTTCTCTCTACTTCCGGCATAGCTAAAATTTCTTCTATAGTCATATCTCAAAGTTTAATGTCCAAATATTCCTGAAACGTCTTTGGGTTTCATAATTCTACCGAGAAGTTCTCCCAGCACATAGTAGCGTGCAGCATCTATGCCATGATTATCATGGTCTTCAGGTTCGTTGATGTAGTTTCCATCCTTATCCTTTGCCCATACATAGTTTCTGAACTCCCTCTGCAGGTTATAAGAACGCTTGGTGATGAATATTTCCATTCCCTGCATCTTGTCAATACCGGCATTGACAGAACCTTGCCCTTTCTCTACCGCGTATATTTTAATCCCTCCGTTATGAATTTCCTGGATGAGTCGCGGGTCCGCACTGTCGGCAATCACTCTCAAATTCCACGGGCGTAGCGTCTTTATAATATCCCCAGATAATAATCCAGTTCTATAATCCACTTCATCCAAATAAAGCGCATTGTCAATGATTCCGCACCGAATAGAAGCCGATGGGTCATTGGTATAACCAAAGTCCTGTCCAATAGCCACTTTCTTGCACCACATGGGGAACTCATCCACAATTCCCCATTTCTTGAACACTGCACCCTCGGCCACGTCAGCCCATCGTCCGATAACCACATGAGCGTACTTCTCCGGATTCTTCTCTTTCATTTCCTTGACTTCTCTCAGGAACTCAGGAGAAAGGTTCTCTATATTGTCGAAGTAAGTCGTATGGATATGAAGTACATTCGGATGGGTGGAAATCTGTACCTGGACGCCGTCAATATCCACCAGCCGATGAGTATTCTCGATGTATTTCTTGTAGATGAAATGGTTCGAATCGCATGGATTCATAATTATGATAATCCGGTTCTGGATTCCCTTCTTACGGATGGAGAGCATAATCTTGTCAAACTCTTCCTCACTGGTCCATTCCTCTGCTTCATCACAGACAAAGGTGGTGATACCCTGAATTGATTTCAACTTTGCCGTCTGATTCCCGGAAGAAGTCTTGATACCCCGGAACATGATACGACTGCCGGTCATCCGATTTACGATGTCCGTCTTGGTGGTCTTGAAATACTTCGTTGTTCCATCCAAATCTATCTTTTCCATCATCTCTGGAATGATAGACATGCCGGCTGACACCATCGTATAACGGGTATAAAGAATCTGATGGACAATCTTCTCTGTGGGAGTCATTTCGAATGTCAGACGCTCAATGAAGGTGGAAGCATTGAAAGACTTCCCCGAACCACGACCACCGGTAATGAGAATGATAAACTTCTCGCTATCGGTATATAGCGGATGATATATCGTTTGGGGTACAATCATTTCAGTTTGTCTTTAATCCATGAGTCAATAGAAATTCCGTGGTTAATATCCTTTGGAATATCTGCGTCTTCGTCCTGACGGCGTTCAACCTTCCTCCATTCATCGTCGTGATGATATAGCCAGACAGACATTGCCTGAAGGTTGGGAGCCAGCTCGCTTTCACTTACCTGAAGCTCTTCTTCGCCGGTCAGGTTTCCGTCCTGGTCTTTCAGCTTTCTTACTACAGTACTCTTGGTCTTGATACCGCCCAAAGCTACAGCAAGGAACTTGGCACGTACAGCTGCAGTGATGGTCGCACGCCCGCGCGCTAATACGTCAGTTATCTCCGAATATTTTGACTTCATTTCGTAGAAGTAGGTCGGATTCAGCCCGAGCGCGAATGCTATTTCCCGGTCAGTGAATCCCTTTTTGGCATACGTTTCTACCTGAGAAAGAAATTCCTCACCCCTGTAATCGAATTTTGGCTTTCTTCCTCCTGGATGTTTCTTATGTTGAGATTCACTTTTCATCATTTATTCCTCCCAAGGGTTTTCACCCTCTTCTTCGACGTATACTCGTTTCAATTTATCCGATATTTCACTGAGTTCATGCTTCATCTGATTTACATGAAACTCTGCAGGCATAGGTAACTCCAATGCTCCTATCAAGTTGTCTATTCTATCAATAACCTCACCAAATTCTTCTGATGCTTTCATAATTATTCAATTCTTTTTCAATTTTCTACACTTATCACAAATTTCATAGCGGAAATCTAATGGTCCTTTCCAAACATAATGATGGATACAAAAAAGATTCTGCCCAAAAAACGTCTTTAGCCAAAGAATAAAATCCCCTACCATATTTCATCCATTATTGTTGCCCATATAAATGCGGCGAGAAACAGGCTTATCACCATAAATATCAATTCCTCTCTTTGAGAAATAGCTATCTATCCTGGCCGCATATCTTTCCATTATAGACTTCGTTCTGTCTCTTATACTTCTTTGTCTGTCTGTACCAAGCCCGTATTGCCTTCCGGCGTTGTACATTATTCGTCTTGACTGTTGATACAACTGACTATATGTTTTTCTTCTAACTCGGCTTTCCTCCTAAAATTTCATGTTGTCATTCAATTCTTTCTATCTGTTCATCGAATACCTCACCCTTGATAAACTTGGAGTAGGGGTCGTAACCGAACCTTTCACAGAAAGCTGCCTTAGCTTCGAACGTGTCAAAGGAAAGCATCAGATAAGCATCCATATCCTGTGCCTGTTTCTGGGCTGCATTCTTCACCTGCTGCTTTACTTCTTTCATGTGAGCTACCTTTTCAGCTCTTTCCATCTGCTTTGCGGCTTTCTCAGCTTCTTTCTGCTCTGTGACAGGTGCCATCATATCCTCTAGGGCATCGGCAATAGAGCTTTCTTCTTCTGTCTGGAGAAGGAAATCACAGCCAATCATATTCAAATCAGCGGCCGTTAATCCGGCATCCTGGTAATCAATATCTGGAACTAACCGCGCCAATGCGTCATAGTCCCATGCACCCTGCGCGTTTGGATTGTTCATCAGGATGTTTAATTCCTTTTCCTGCTTTTCGTCCACGTCAATGACATCTACACGGATTCTGTAATCGTTCTCAGGAAATTTCTGCAGCTCATCCATGACTGTTAGACGCTGATGGCCGGACACGACAGTAAGGCCAGTTCGCTTGTTGACTACGATTCCACCAACCAGACCGAACTTCTTGATACCCCGTTTCAATGTCTTTCGGGATTCCTCAGACAACTTCCGAGGATTATAATTTGCGAAGTGAATGGCGGAACGGTTAAGTTCCACCGATTCACTCTTAATATATTTGCTTAGTTCCATATTAGCCATTACTTAAACCCATGTATTGATTTCTAGTAAACTTTTTATTGGCATCTGAATATCCTCCCAGCTTGCCCATATTTCTTGCGTATTGAGAATATATATTGCTTATCCGTCTTTCACGTGCAAAAGTCCAATAGCCATTTCTACCAGCATAGCCTCCTAACCTTTCTCTTTGGTTAATCAAGTCTTGCAATGATTTTCCTTTTCTGACTCTGCGTTCCTCCTAAAATTTAATTATCCATTACTTAAACCTTTTGCAACTGTTGTAAAACCACGTCTATCTCTAAAATTTGGATAAGAAAGAAGTGAAACATCTACTCTTAAATTTCTTGCAAGATTTTGAGTAGCACTTCTTCCTGCATTGGTTATACGCTGATTGTTGGTCATATTTCTTGAAATGTTACCTCCTGAGGCATATGTGTTTCTTAATCTTCTTGTTGTTGCAAGAATTTCACGATAACTTCTTTGTCTCCTTCCGACTCTGCGTTCCTCCTATTAATTTTGTTTTTGTTTATGCTCCCAAAGGATTCTTTCAGCCATTGGGAACACTTTGTAAATTCTCTGTAAATCCTGTGGGTAATTCTTCTCCAGCCATAACATACAATCCAGATTAAAGCCTACTCCCGAACTGGCCTTCAGTGAATATCTGACAGGCTCCGGAAGGCTGTTCTGTTTCATGTAAGATAGAATGTCTTTCTGCGTCCAGTCTGCCAAAGGATAGCACATTCCGTTGTTCTCATACCCATTGGCTTCATAGCCTTTCAGCATCAAGCGGCGGTTCATGCCGTCGGCCTTCTTCATGCCCAAGAAAGTGTAGTAAAGTCCGTATCTTAGCTGCATGGCCTTCACAACATCAGCCAACTTCAAAAGCTTCACTTTGTGGTTTGGCACGCAATACAGGCCACCGCGAAGAATGTAGGTAAGGTTCCAGTGGGGTACCTGAACAAACTCTATCTTAGGATATTTGGCTTTTACCCATCCAATCCATCTTTCGATGTGCTCTAAGCCTTTGACAAAGTACATGAACACGCAGACTATTCTATCAAACTTCGGGTAGATCATGTCCAGCAATACCAAAGAATCCTTACCCAGCGACAGAAACAGCAAAACCCCGTCAGTCTTCTGTCTGACGAGGTCAATATAGCTGTATGTCCTTTCTTGCAGTGTCATTATCCGCCACTCATGCCAAGTCCTGTGCGGACGTTATAATACTGCTGTCTTCGGGTGATAAATCTGCCACCCTGAGAGAGACCACCATTCTCTGTAGTCAAACCTCTACGGCCACCACGGTAGCCACCAGTTGAAAATGTGCTTCTGTTTGTTCTGACTCAACGAAAATTTAAAGGGTTAAACATGCTTTTCAATAATTCGGCCAAGGTCATAAACGACCTGTGCTGCCAGATATATCTCACCCTGATAGGTATATTCAATCAAATTGTGATTTTCATCTTCAAACAGCTCTATCTTTGCATCCTTGACTTCTACCAGTGCGCTGGCTCTGTCTTTATTGTAGCCTACAAAGAACTGGATAGCATCGTAATGCTTAGGCTGTAACACACCGTCTTTCTCGACACAATAGCCATCAGCGTCAAGCTGGCAGTATTTCTTCTGGGTTGTAGGTCTGATTTCTCTGAATTCTTGTGTTTTCTTGCCCGACAAGATTTCGTCAAAGAACTTCTGTTTGATGATAAGCGTAAGTATTTCCATAATCGTGTAAATTTTAAATGTTAGTTGCGGGTGATGGATTCGAACCACCGGCCTTCACCAAGTCAAAGTGACGAGCTGACCACTGCTCTAACCCGCGATGGTATCTATACAAAGATACCCAATTATGAAGACAATTTTGAATAACAATTCAACGCATACGAAACATTAAGCCAAATGTTTGCTTTTTAGCCATGCGTCACGTTTCTCCCTGCACTTTTCCAGTGTTGGGGCACAACAAGTAAACAACTCACCTGAATCTGTTTTGTAATCATACTGATACATTTTTACTTTTTTGCCTCTTAATCTGGTAGTATAGGTACAATAGTTTTCACTACCAGGCTGGCATACGCTGCAACCATTTACGTTTATTGATTTCATAGCCATCTCAAATTAGAATAATACACACCGTTTAATTTCGTGTAATCACCATACAGCTTTACTTTTCCTTTATACATCATGGCGAACTTAGAACTGCCAGCGGCAGCCATCATTACGGATTCTGTCACTTTCGATTCATACCCGTATTTCATTACAAGGGGGTAAACTTGGCTTCTAAAGAAGATTTCGCTGTCTGTCATATCATTTACTGACTGAATAGGCAAAACGCCATTATGGGCAAAATAAACGCCATTCTCGACAAACGGGTGACAGTTCTTTCTACACTTAGAACCATGTGTCGCCCATCTCATGTGAATAATACATTCTTCATTTATACCGACCTTAGATAGATGATCCAAAAATTTCTGATAGTTCATTGTCTTGTATCTATGCTTAGATGATACAAAACCATAGCCATGATGATTAATTCTCTGAACTTTATTTAAGGTGTCCAGAGTTGGCATTTGAACACCTTTAGGTTTATATATAATGCAACACATAATTTCTGATTTTAATCGTGCGAGGCTCATGCAAGAACCTCAGCACGTGATTTGAAGAATGACTTTTCTTTCTTTGTCAAGAAAGGTATCTCGTCAATTGAATTAATCTCTGAACTCAGCACATTCTTCTTTGACCATGCAACCAGCTTTGCACAGAAATTAACCCAGTTAGAAATCTTTTCGAAGTCTGTAGAACCCTGATGCTGTCTGAACTCTATAGTCTTGTGACGGGCATAAGAACAGGCATTCACCTTAAAATATCTGTTGCCTCTCATTACATTTAGAACATCATATCTCGTTCTGCAACATTCAAAGCTTATACCTTGAAGAGTCTTGCACCACTGGCTGTTGTTTGCACGTCTTGAACGAGCCATAAAAGTATCAATCACCTTCTCTAGTTTCTGATAATTCTTGAACACATTTACATAGGCTTCGCCGGACAGAGTTGCAGCCCCGATATGAACATGTAAGCCTGTAGAGATATTCACTTGTGCATTTGCCTCATTTAAAGCTTTACAACATGTTTCTAGGCTTTTCATACCCCCTTTACCAGTAAGAACCGGTGAAACACATTCAATAGGGTTTTCACCTCTGATAGAAGAATCAGATACAAACTTGTAGTAGTGGTTGTTGTCAACGTGATTATAACCCTCATACTGAAAAGGCATTTCGTTTCTTGTTGCACTTTCTCTCATAAGGCTTGCAGCTACCAGGCATTCAATTTCAACCCCAAAAGTGAACTTGTGTGTTTCTCTGATTGCCTTTGGCAATTCAGACATAAGCAATTCAACTTCATACTTTCTCAAACCCAACTTGACGAAAGCTGCTTTCTTTGCCGCCTTAGAACCTTTCATGCTCTTAATTTCTTCTACCTGTTCTTTTAATGTCTTCATAATCGTGTGTAATTAAATTATACTACTTCGTTTTATTCAACACAACAAAGTAATACTATTTAGTTTAATTATGCAATATTTATATGCTTAAATTATGTTAATTGTAAAACTATATAGATTTATTTTAGGACTTTCATTGTATTACTTAGTATAAAAACTTATATTTGTGCTATAAAACTATATAGTATTATGGATTTTAGAACAAGAATAAAAGAACTTTGCCAGTCTAAAGGTTTTACCCAAAAGGAATTAGCTGATAAGATGGGCATATCAGATATCAGTCTTAACAAGACTTTGAGAGGTGATTATCCACAATTACAATCTTTAGAGCGTATTGCAAATGCTTTAGATATAGACATTTCGGAACTATTTGTGAGAAACACACCTGACTCAGAAGTAAACGGTTATGTTAAAGTGAAAGGAACTCTTTATGAAGTTCACTCATTTGAAGATTTAAGGAGATTACTAGAATTGAATGTTTAATCTATTATACTTAAATGTAAGTCCATTAGTTTATTGACATAATTATTCCCATAATAATATATGATAGAATCAAACTTAACAGATTATTTTGTTGTTCTATCATTAATAATAAAAACTGAGATTTATGACAAAATTAATAATTAGGAATGTAGGCCCAATAAAAGATATAAATATTGAATTAAATAAAATCAATGTAATTATTGGGCCACAAAGTTCAGGTAAAAGTACTATTAATAAAATAGCTTGTTTTTGCTCTTGGGTAGAAAAAAAAGTTTCATTAGAGCAATCATTTAACTATTTTCTGAAAGATGATAATTTTATATCAAATTTGACTATTTTCCATAAATTGGATGGATATTTCCATGATGATTCTGAAATATGTTATGAGTCGTCTGTTATGAAATTTAGTTTTAAATACAGCAATAAATGTCCTAATTTTGAGTGGATTAATCAATATGATTACATCAGAACTAAAATTTCATACATACCAGCTGAACGAAATATAGTATCCATGATTTATGACTGGAAACAAGTAAATTTACCTAAAAATAACATTTTTAATTTTATGTCAGACTGGAATATGGCCAGAAAAGCATATACATTAGACCATACATTAGATATAAAAGCCATTAATACAAAGTATTATTATGACGAAAGTCAAGATATAGATTTTTTAGAAACACCTAGTGGAAATAAAATTCAATTAATAAATGCTTCGAGTGGTCAACAGTCTATGATTCCTTTATATATATTATTAAACTACTTTACTGAAACAATATATAATAACAAAAGTCAAGACGATAATATTGAAAACAAGGAAAGAGATGCTAAATTAACATACCAAATTTTAATGAGATCAATACAAAATACTATTTCTAATACTGAAATTGATATAAACGACGAAAAAGGAATAAATGAATATTTGAACTCTATATTAAAGGTTACCAAAAACAATAAAGGTATACATATTCCTAAAGAAGGTATGAATTTTGTAAAATTAGTATCGGGATATTTCACACATTTTATCAAAACAAATTATACAAGTTTGTATATTGAAGAACCCGAATTAAATTTATTTCCTTCAACACAAAAGGAATTATTGTATTATATACTGAATATTATTCAACAAAAAGATCACAAATTATTTATTACAACTCACAGCCCGTATATATTATATGCTTTAAATAATTGCATGATGGGATGGCTAGTAAAAGATAATATGCCTGAAGAAATAGCAAATTCTTTAGAATCCTATAAATCTTGGATTGATCCTAAATTGGTTTCAGCTTGGCAAATCAATGATGGTCAAATTGTTTCCATACAGGAAAAAAGTACCAAAAGTATTGGGAAGCATTATTTTAATAAAATAATGAATGAAACAATGAACGAATATTATACGATGCTCAACTATTTCAATCCAAATGATTATGAAAAATAGGTTATCTTTTGCATTCAGACGAGTAAGAAATAGACATGCATTTGTATATATTTATAATCCATATCTATATATTGCAGATTGGGCTAAGAAAAATGATGGAAATGTTGAGATTTCTGGGGCTAAATCGGGCTTAATAAATAGTGTATCTCTGAAGAATGATCTAAATATACAGCTTTTTTTTGATGGCTTTAAGAAGAATGCTTTACCAATAAGCAGAAGTAAATATTCCAAACAATGTGAATGCGTTTTATTTCCTATAAATTGTAACACAGAAGAATGGGTGTTATTTATTGAAACAAAATATGCGGAAAATTTAGAAAAAGCCCAAAAAAAGGAAGCAGACTATCCTAATAAAATGGTAATACAAATTAAGGATACTGTTAGATATTTTAGAAATAATGGAATTATACCAAATGATAAGGTTGTATATGCTATTATATCTTTCCCAAATCTTGTTGAAGAGTTTGGTTCATGGGTTTTCCCAATTATAAAAGAAGATGGCACAGAAGAGTCTATTCTCGATATACTTCTAAATGACAAAATAATAATACGAGCAACGAATAACGCTCAAATAATTAATGAAAAACTTCTTTTATTAGAATCCTAAACAACATAATAACATTACAAAGCCGGAAGCATAACGCTCCGGCTTTTTACTTGATTAGTTCTTTTACTAATTACCCATCATTAAGTCCCATGTAAGTACGTTTTGAAACTTGTGTATTCCAACTGGTTCCACTTCTGTTAAAGTTCCCAAGATACCTGCCTGCAATCCTATTTACAAGATTATTAGGATTGTCAGAGTTACTTCCATAACGCTGTTGAGCTAATCTGTCGGCTTGTCGAACTATTTCCCAACCTGATTTTGTTCTTCTTCTGACTCGGCTTTAAAATTTAAATTTGTTAGACATAAAAATTTAAGCATAGAGACTTTATCCCCATTAGAAACATTCTGTTACTTGATTAGTCCTTTGACCTTCAATCTTTCTACAATTTCGTTGTAAAGATACTCTATATCCTGTCGGAAATCCTTATACTGCTGATAGATAAAAGAAACATCGGCGATATTGTTCGATATTACACACGGGGAAACATCTGGGAACACACCGGAAATCTCTGCCCGGATGCCGTTCGGCAGCCGTCCGCCGGCAAGCACACTAGGGGCGAACAAGAACAACACGATAAAGAGGAACTTCTTTCGCTGGGTGACGCTCTCAGGATTGGGCGGGCAATCCATTCCGGAAAGTATCTCTCTGAACCAACCGTAAATCTCCGGGATGAGAGTAAAATCAGTCAGAATAGGGGAGGATAACTCCTGCTCACGTTCAGATAATCTTGATTTCTGTTCACGTATTGATTTCAACTCCACGATTGATGAAAATTCTTTTGTCATAGCGCGATTTATTTAGTTGGAAATTCTTATATTTGCATCATAATCGTGTGGGGGAGTTGGCTTCTAATCGTGTGGGCTGGCTCCCTTTTTCTGTTCAATAGATAATTTGTTGTATGTATGAAAGATTTTGATAGAATAGTAAATAATCCTTTATTAATAAGAGTCCTAAAGAAAGGGAGTAAGGTCATTAGAGTAAGACTGCATAATAAGGAGAATGATTTATTTCGTCACAAGTCAGAAGTCTCATATGCCCCTGCAAAAAACACTAGTTTAATGAGGGCTAATTTCAAAAATGAGCCAATGTTTTATGGAGCTATTTTTTCCGAAAGCCTGAAAGATGACGGTGTACCACGATTAACTTGTTTACTTGAAACGCATAAAGGAGTCAGTGATGATAATTATATTGGAATTAGAGATTTAACCTATTCTGCCTGGAGAAATAAGCGTGATATAAATCTTTTTGTCATTCCTATTTTTGATAGTTATGAAAATCCACCAGTTGATTTTGTTTGGTATTTTGAAATGTGGAAACATTTAATTCAAGAATATAATCTCAATGATGATGACATTATTCTTTTGAAAGAACTTTCTCAAAAATTTGCATTTGTGCCAACAAACCCAGATGAAGAGAAAGAATGTTATTCATACACAGCAGAATTTACAAAGAAATTACTTGATTCTTTCCCTCAAATAGACGGTGTAATGTATCCTAGTTCTAAACTTGGAAAAGATGGAATGGGTATAAATGTTGCTATTAGACCTAGTGTAATAGATGAAGATTTTGAGCTTATTGGTTGCTCTCTTTGTAGATTCTTTAAACGTAGTAAGTCTCAACAACTGGTTTTAACATATAAAAGAGGTAAAGTGCAAAGTAATGATGCCATATCATATAATTTGGATAAAGAATATTATAGAGATTTAGATCTTGTCAATCAAAAAGACCCATCTTTTGAAATCAAAAAAATGGAATTTAACTATTAACCAATACATTAAAGGTCATCTTATATTAGTGCTTTGTGAATACCCGGTAACTGTTTTGTGGCGGTGACCGGGTATTCACAAAGCACTGACAAGGACTGTCAGTGGATTATTTGTCATGGTTCTTGTAATATTACAGAAACGCAAAATACTTAACACATGGAAGCTATAGCACAATTTCTATCTTCTTTAAAAGAAAATGAAAAATCAATCATCATAACAATAATTGCAAACGCTTTAACAATATACATGTTATGCTTTGTCGGAATAGAAGAGTTTAAAACATATTTATGGTATCAACAAATCATAATACCATGTTCACTTTCTATCGCATACACTACAACCTTTTATTCCATTATCATTAGTATATTAGGTATATTCTTCATCTTTAAAGGTTGTAGAGATATTTGTTCTTTTATGATGGAAGATAATTATAAATGGTTCTTTTGTATTTTCTCATTAGCGAACTGTTCAACATTATTAGAAGTTGCATCAACACTTATAGATAAATCTCACCTTTTTTGCATATTCAATATCGCACGAGGAACTGGCTTTGTTATATTAGGATTTATGACATTGCTAATAATAAAAGCAATCATCGGTTTTTTTGTTAAAGACAAGAGAACTCCCAAAAACTAAGTTTCCCTTTCACATTCAGAACAGGCTTGTCAAACAGAACCGCATCCTTCAGCACCCAGTTCCAACAACCTTTCTCAGCCCAAACGGACGGATGATTCAGTACGCAGTCGGCTATTACCACACTGCCGATGACAGCACCTTTGGGGAATCCATCATATGTACAGTTAAAAATCAAAGATTGTGATGATTTTCTGATTATATCATATTGCAAAAAGCTGTATCTAAATACAGGTTTACTTGATGAAGCATGTATTAGCACTCTTTGTCCAATGTACTTCTGAGGACACTTCCAAGTCCGGTTCTCGATGTCTTTGATACCGTGAGCGATTAGGCTCGCCCACGGCTGTTTGATGGATATTGCTTTCATTTTTTGTTATTTTTAAATTCAAACATTATATTTGCGCTATAATCAAGGTTAAACGTAGGGCTATGCTTGATTTCAGTCCATTCTTTTGGTTGCTCATTGCCTACCTTTTTCCAGTTTGCAATGGCTGAGATTAGCGCGTATAATTTCATAAAAAACTTAAACGATATGGATAGTTTTGGAAAACTTTTAAAGAGGTGGGTTTGTAGCACGCTGGGCAGTACTCGACTTTGAATGAAATGAGCTGGAACTTCATGACCTGAAATTTAATAGCGCTACAAGGGGTTCGATTCCCTATCTGCCCACACTTAAAGACTGCTCTAATTCTAGGGCAGTCTTTTTTTAATCCTCCAGTAAATCCAATATGCGAAAAAGTGCTCCTTCAAGAACAGACACCCTGTCCTCCATGTCATTTCTGTAATCTTCATATTCTTGGTCCTCATAGAGTGTCTCACACCCTTCATTTTTTGATGTTGAGTATTCCAATGATGTGTGACATATATCTGCAATATCACCAAGAACTTCATTAACAGGCTTATCGCCCAACATTGTTTCTACCGTTGTCTCTATTTTTACTTTTACTTGTTTCATATTTTAATCCTCTCTCTTGATTATTTCATAATATATATCGGCCATGCGAGACAACGCTCGTGAATTGAAGTCGTGTACTTCTGCTTTCTCGTAGTCACCTTTGTTGTCAGCTTCTCGCATCTTTGAAATCTCTTCGTCTGCCAGCCTTTGGATTTTCCTATGCATTCTTAAAGTTGCATACTTCATCAGATCGTCATATTCCTGCTTTGGTATTGTATTTATTGTTCGTCTCATATTTCCATGAATAAAAGTTGTTTATGAACCTTTCTGGTAGAGTACCACCTTCCTTTTTTAAGAAACCAAAGTCTTTTTACGTACCGATAGGGTTCTCCGTTCCTTTCTTCATACTTGAAGATTGTTTGATGTATCTTGTGAAATCTTCCGTTATGAGCTTTTTCCACAAAATGTTTGGCATCTTTTAATGAGTCAAACGTATCGGAAGTTCCTTCGGAGATGCCCTCATAGTAAGTTACGCCAAAGACCTCATACTTATACACTCGTTTCATTTTATCTCCTTTCCACCTATCCCAGCAGCCACCACATGACTGCCAGGAACAGGTAATACAATTTCGTTTTCATTGATTATTTCTCCTTCTTTCAACTAATAATTCTAACCGTTTCTCACACTCAGCGCACTCGATTTTCTTGCGCTCCAGTTTCTCGCGGAACTTAACCAGCTCCTCGTCCGTATTCTCATCAAAGAACATGTTGTTCTGACGGTTGTGCTCGATGTACTCATTCATCTTGCGTTCTGCTTTTGTTATCTGGGCTTTTGCAGAAATCAGTTTACTAAGGCAACCGTTAACATCCATAGATTCTCCAGAACGCTTATCATAGAAGTACAGGCTTGTAGATACAATCTGTTTGGGGTATTGGCACTGTAATTTCGCCATCCTCCATCTGATTACCCATTGGTACCGGAAATACATCTCACGGGGAAGATTGTAGTGATATAAGCTTACTTGTTTTTCTGCATATCCGTAGTAAATAGTTACTTCAACCCATTGCTCAATCTTCAGTTCCCTTTCAGCTTTGGCCAAATCCTTAGCCATCTGGAACAAGTCATCTATACTTTCCTGCTTTTCCATATTATATCGTCGTTACACTATCAAAGTCTTTCCCATACATGATATAGGCTCCACGTTTCCGGAGTTCGGCCACCAACTGCTCGTTGGTGTATCTGGCCAGCCGTCCATGAAGCCTGTCCTGCTTTCTTCTTTCAGACGTGTGTCTGCTCTCACATAACCGGCACCTGCTGGTGTAATGGGTGCCAGATTTCGTTTCATAGGCACGGAACTTCCTTTCCGAAAGGTTCCGGCCACATTCGATACAAACTTTCATGATGCAGACCTCCTTATCAGTCCCATGTTACGGTTTACCAGTTCGATAATCTTATCATGGTAATCACTCGTTTTATTGCAAACTGCACGGCTTTGGATTATCTTGAAAGTTTTCAAGTTTACTTCTATTGTCTCTAATCGTTTCCCATTCTTCTGTGCTGTGAGAATAAGGCAATCTTTACGCCTGTAATATTCATTTTGATATACACAATGGTGCATTGCCTTTCCTTCCAAGTAGAACTGGGTAACACTTTCCAACGGACGGATCACGATACCTTTATCCTTGATTTCCATTCCCAGGAACGGCTGGATTCTTTTGATGAATGACAGAATATCCTGTTTCATTCTGAACATGCGTTCAATCCTTTCCTTTCGTTTCTGTTCAGCCCGAATCTTCGCTTCTATCTTTCTCTTCTTCTCAACCAGCTTGTCATGCTCTTTCTTCAGGTTCTTAGGGCATACATAGTGAGCGTTATGTGTGTCAAGGTGGAAATAATCAAGCAAATGAAGATAATCATCATACATGGAACCATCTTTGATGATATACCCGTTACGGTTGCAGATATTCATTGCCCACGGATGAGAAAGTCCACCCCGGCGCATGTAGAACTCCAGCATACCATACTGACGCGTCTTGATAAGCATTTCAGCATATCTATTTTCACCTAACAAGGCACGTATCAACACTGCCGGAGTAACACCATGAAACGAAGTGCGAAGGCCATTTCTGCGAAGAATCGGAAGCACCTTTACTTTCGGATACACATAACCGTCTATGTCATATGAATGTGGATAGTATATATTTCCGCTCTGCTTGAGACTCATGTCTGTAGTATGAATCCAACCTCTACACCCCATATTCATAGCTTTGGCAATAACAATCTCTTTGTTGTCAGAAGTTATCCACTGTTGGCATACCTCATCGATGAAATAATGTGTGTCACGTTCTTTCCTTGCATACCTGGCTGTGTAGAAGTGACGGAGCACCTGAAAATCTCCCGATGTAGTAACGACTGTCAGATAGCTTACTGCATTATCCTTGGTCTTACGGCTTACCTTCATTTCCAATCTTTCACCGCAGTAAGGACACCGTATGTATCCTTCCTTCTGGCCAGTTACATCAACCCACATCTTTCCACATTCACTGCACCACATTTCATCCTTACAGCGGTAAGCGTTATGTGGAAAACAATGCTTCTTTCCCCACCGTATCTGGGCTTCTGTTATTTCAGGCAGCTTACTGCTCAATTCAGCCACCAGCCTTTCACGTTTTGTCCTTGGTCTCATAGTTCTCCGAATAATGAAAGTTGCAGACTGTTATCATCACCTCTCTTGCGTTTCGATTGCGGCTTTAATTGTGGTTTTGGTTGCTCTGCTTTCGCAGGTTCAGAAGCCGGAGCCACTACTTCCACACGTTCCTGCACCTTGTCCACCTTGATGTTATCCTCGTCGTAATAATGGACTGCCCATCCGTATACGGTTGCTTCATCGACACCGACTGCGTTTCCTCCCTTTGCCAGCTTTCTGGCTTTCGAGTAGATATACTTGATACATTCCTCGATACTCTTGTCCGCTTTCCTGTAGGTTTCGGCAAAGAGAGAATCAGTCTTTGCACGATTCTCCAAATACGCCTGGATTGTTGTTTCAAAATTTGAACTTGACATAATAGTATTATTTTAGTTCCATCTTTGAGGTCGGTTGTTGATTCTCTCCAAGTAAGCAGCTATCTTCTTCTCAGCATCCTCACCGTTACGGACGAAAATTCGCGTCCGTGTCTTGTCGCCTGGGATAGCTACATACTTTCCATGTTTCTCCAGTTCCCGATGCTGGGCGATTTTCAGTTCGGTTCCAGAAGGGTTCTTCTCCAAATCCACTTTACGTGGAAGCATTGGGTCATTTTCCGTTATCATTTTGCAAGATATTTGTTGATTATGTTACTCACTACAAGTCCGGCTTCATCACACATCCCGGCAAAGTTGTCAGACAGTGAAGCGTTTTTCTCTTCATCCGGTATTCGTACTATGCTTCTCAGTTCTTTCAGTACGCGCTTTACCTGAAAAACTACCTGAGCATCTATTCCGTTTGATTCAAGTTCAGACTGGAACTCCAGTGCCGCACCCTCAAGTAAGTCTGAGTAGATGAACAGCTTGTGCATCTTGCGAAGCATTTCTACCTTGAACTCCGGGGTATAGTCCTGAAGAAGTTCTCCCAAAGAATGCGGTTCCAGCTCTCTTTCAAGGGAGTCAATCTTGTTCTTGATTTTCTGTGCTTTGGCAAAGTTCATGGATGAAATCAAAGCTATATACTTCTTTCTCAGCTCATTGAGCTTTCTTTCTGATTCTTGTCTTGTCATTTCTCTACTTTTCTGATGATTAAATACTTTGGCTCACCCTTGCGGAGATTGCTTAATGTCTCCTCGTCAACCTCTGCTTCTGTGAGTCCGTTCACGTTCATGTATTGTGGGAGACGGTATTTCTCACGTAACCTCCTGATCAGGTTCCAGTCACGAGTTACCCAGTTGATTGTGATTTTCATATCATTTTCTCAGACTTTCACCGCTGAAGAGGACGGTTTTCGTTATCGCCCTCAGCCGGTCAATGGTTCTTTCCCCATATTTCTCTCTCAGCTCGTCTATCGTGAGATTGGTGGTCAGGATAAGAAGCTTTCCTTTCTTCTCGGCTTCGTCTGCCAGCTCAGCGAATGCAAGCCTTTTTTCGCCGTATTTGACGCTAAGATTCTCTGTTCCTATATCGTCAACGTAGATGATGTGTTTTTGCTTCACAGCGTCTAAATCTGCATTCATCTGCTGTGCATCGTAGCAGCTTACCACCTTGCGGCAGTAATGGTTAAGAACCAAAGGGAGAATCTTTCCGCAAATAAGGGTCTTTCCGCGTCCGCAGTTGCCGAAACACAGAAGTCCGCGACCTTCATTGCCGGCCAGCCAGCCTGCTACTTCTTCGTACTCAGGAAGCCATCTGGCATTTTCTCCAGTGAAGTACCTGATACCGGCCCAGAGAACTCTTTTGGCATCCGGAACGGTTACCTGTACGACGTTAGGAATAGGGGAGAAGCCCGTATCTTTGAGCCGTTCGATTGTCTGTTGAAAATTTATCTGTTCCATGTTTACCAGCCTTTCTTGTATTTTTCCGGTGAATTATCCTTCAGAACTATGCCTACATCTGTTTTTGAAAGAGCTTTTTTCTTGGCCTGAGAAACTATCTCATTAAATTTTGAGTTGATGTTTGTCACGCTAAAATTCTCGAATATCCAACCTTCTTTTATGGATAAAAGCAAATATTGAAGTGCATACAGGATTGATTCATCGGCGACATCCATCTGCTTCTGTTCCCGTTGGAACTTCAGTTTTTGAAGCAGCTGGGACATTGCTCCTGCATCCTTGGCCGTCCAGTAATAATCACTTCCGAACAACTGTCTGTAATAGGTTTCAAAAAGGGAACGGGCTTTATAGTTAATACCCTCCCCCTTGGGGGGTGTGGGGGGAATATTATCATTAACAGTTTCTTTATCTTTCTTTTTCTTATTGCCCTTACCTTGCCCCAAATCTTCAATTTTTTCGGCCATTTTTTGCGACATTGCCCTTAGCTCTGCCCTTAGTTCGCCCATAGACACCTTTAAATCGCTGATTTCTTTATTGTTGTCTATGCCCTTATCTTTGTCCTTTGGATTGTCCTTGATAGGATTGTAGTCATCGTAATTGCATAAGGTTATGACAGTCATGCCCTGTTGGTTACAGGTTGTAATCATCCCCTTCTTCTTCAGTTTGGACAGGAAATATCTGACCTTCTTCTCAGACCATTTCCAACGCTTCATCAGAAACGATATGGATGCTGGATATTGACCTCTTGAATAAGAGATTTCCCGACCTCCGATGAGTTCGCTGTACGCCTCGCCGGTTGCATCAAATCGTGCTGACTGAATCAAGTCAAGCCACGCTTCGCATTCCGAAAACTCACGGGCTACTTTCCACATTTCATTCGAGAAAAACCTGCGGCTTAGCCTCAAAAATCCTTCTTCCATAGTTTCAGAATCTTACGTTAGTCAACTGTCTGCTATTGGAGTACACGGCCCATTTGCCGTTTCCGCTATCCACCAGGCGTAAATCCTTGACTTCGCCAAATCGTTTCAAATTCCCGCAAAGGTCAACGATCCAGCCAGCCTCCTTGTTAGGATGCGGACGGATAGCACGACCGACTATTTGGTACCATAGAGCTAAAGACATCGTCGGACGGGCCATGACAATCGTATCCAGTTCAGGATAGTCAAATCCGGTAGTAAGTACACCTACATTGGCAACGACCGGTATCTCTCCAGCCTTGAACGCTTCAAGGATATGTTCACGTTCTTTCTTCGGTGTTTCTCCTGAAACGATGGCAGTTCCGGGAATGGACCAGGTAAGGCGTTCTGCTTCCTTCAGAAAACGAGTGAAAACCAATATACCTTTTCGTTTTACACCGCTCTTGGGATTCATAAGCCTTTGGACGATACTTACCAGAAACCCGTAGAAGTCGATACGCTCATACTCTTTTACTACAGACTTGTCCGTGTAGTCGGCTCCGGTAGTGTTCACCTTCAGGTTAAGTTCGTTCCATCCCAAAGGATTCATCGGATAATAGTTCAGCTTCGAAAGATACCCCATATCCAATAGAGTAGAGATTTGAACCTGATAGATTACCTCAGAGAACACGCACGGGCGTGTGCGTGTGATGAACTTCAACATGCTGCCGAAATCCCTGCTTGATGAAAGACGGTAGGGCGTAGCCGTCAATCCAAGAACTTTACATTTCAGCATCGAAAGAAATCTCTTGTACATTCCGTCTTTCGGGTTAACCAGATGGCACTCGTCGATGATGATATTCTGAAAATGCTGGAAGAGTTCCGGATGGTTGACTACGCTTCCGATAGTGGCGAAAGTTATTCTTGAAATCTCCTTTCGTCCGAATGAGGCAGAGTAGATGGAACAATCCAGAACACCATACGAACAGAGCTTCAGATAGTTCTGTTCGAGTATCTCCTTACTTGGCTGGAATACCAGCGTGTGCTCTTCAAGACGGCTGGCGATGTCGGCAATCACAAGACTCTTACCGGCTCCGGTAGGCAGTACCATGATGGCATTGTTCTTCTTGGCTCTGTTAGCAAAGAAGCTGACCGCTGCATTACTGGCCTTCTGCTGATAATCCCGTAAAACATAACTCATAATCCTTTCTCCTTACTCAGTTTGTCTCCCAAAGCCTTGTAATACTTGGTGAGTTCTATTAATTCAAAATCAGTCCATTTCTTCGCCTGGCTTGCTCTCCATGCCAGCTTGTCGAATCGTAGCTGGCCGATTTTAGCTTTCAGGTTCTTTTCATATTGTATCAGATGGTCTGCACTGAACCGGTTGCACGCCCGGCATTCTGCGTGGGCGTTATCCTCGTCAAAGCGTGTGGCCATGTGGCGGCGCGAATGGAAGTGTCCGCAATCGGCCTGTTCGTATGGCTTTATCTGGCCGCATGAGATACAGCGGAAATACCCGTTCGGCATACAATCACGAAGCCGGATATAGCGGCTGAAAACTTTGTCGAGTTTGGCCACTAAATCCGGCTTCTTCTTAATCTTGATACCTGCCTTGTCAAATAACGGTAAAGGCTTTTCTTTCTTCTTTGTTTTTCTTTTTATGTAATATGGCATTATTAAATTATAAATTTAAGAAGGGGCATATCCTTCCCAAAAAGAAGTGTAATGTGTCTAATTTTAACTTAATCATAAAAGATTGGATATGCCCCAGTTATTTATTATCTTTGTCTTTGTCTAATTTTAATTTTTTCAATTATGGGTAGATTTACAAACGAGCAATTATTAAAATTGCAACAGAATTTGAAAGTTGGCAGATGTCCTAATTGTGGATATGAAGGTAATAAGGATGTATGTCCAGAAGAAATGCACCTTGTCTCTTTAGACATTGATTCAAGACATACAGTAGGGCTCGAATCTTTAGGTTCATATCCAGTAGTGATGGCAGTATGCCCTAATTGTGGTTTTATTTCACTTTTTAGTAAGAAATTTTTGTGTAGATAATCTACAATTTAAAACCCATCCGTCTCCCTTTACATTTATTCTTAAAGGAGACGGATATTTTCCTTTATTATTAATTCCTTTTCTCATATTATTCATAATTTTAGTTTGTGGTACCGGCAGGATTCGAACCTGCATGAGTTGTCAGTTCTTTGCATCTATGGATTGACCGTCCAATCATTGAGCATAGCGTCTACCAATTCCGCCACGATACCAATGCCCGGCTTTCCGGGCGTTTATTCATGCTATTTCGTTATTTTTAAAAACTCAGGGGCAATTCCATAAAGTGGTGTACGGCCATCCCATTTATCTATGAATTGCTTATAGAGTATTTCTTTAGTCAACCCACGTGATTGAATGATAGCCTGTTCTGTTTTTAATTGCTCCAATTCGTTGCGTTTCTTCTGCTCTGCAATCTGCTGGTCTAATACAGATATATTGGTATTCACCTCATTACGACTATCAATCTTCTCACGCACAGCCTTTGAAAATTCAAGCTGTGCAGAAAAAGTCAGCAATTGAAGCCCTCTTTTCTCAAATTCTTTATCCACAATCTGCTCCAACCGCTTTTCAAAAAGAAGAGAACCACCGTCAGCCATTAAACTGTCTGTCTTGTGCTTACGGCTTTCTTCTTTGATTAAATCATAAATACGAGGTTCAAGTATATTATCTTCAAGGCTTTGCATAAACCCGTCTTTTCCTGATTCTGTATCAGCTTTATCTATATGTTTGTTATCGAATACAACATCTATAGCTCTATTCTTGATAACTTTATAAGAATAAGTAGGACGTGCGTTAAATTCAGTGTTATCAGCAGCCTTCAATGTGACAGGTTCAGCAAATTCCCCTCTTTGGTCAAACAATGGAACTTGAAACAATTCAGTGCCCCATTCCCAAGTGGAAACTTTACCGGACACTACCTTAAAATCCTCTTTTCCTTGCTTCCCATAGTTCTCCATTAGAACACCGGCATAATTAGGGGCTACTCTTTCGCATGAAGCAAATACCACTAAGGTCATACAGACCAACATTAGATTAATCAATCTTTTCATTCTTCAAATTTTTAATTAGTTTATAAACGAAATAAATCACTGTGGCTGATATTATTACCACGCCCAGCCAAGCGTTGAGGTGATTGAATATTCTGTTTCCGATAGATACTCCGACTACCAGAAACAGAATTAAATAAATTTGCTTTCTCATTGTTACACCTCAATGATTACGATGTCAGGTGCAACACCTTTGATTGCTTCAACCTGTTTGTCAATCACCTTATTCTTGTATTCTTCAATGGCCTCATTCGCACCGGCAGAAACCAAAGAAAGGGAAACTTCCCGTCCGTCCACATCGGCGTAGATTTCAACTTCGATTTCTTCACAGGCAAAACCTTTGAAAAGAGGGATATTCAGTTTGAACGATTTTGGCAGATTGGAATCAACCACTTGAGAATAGTTATCCGTCTTGTTTCCGTTTTCCTCTTTACTACGTTCTATATCCTGGTTTACTTTCGCCTTGAAATTCTTCAAAGTAGAAACCAGCATCATGTTCTGTGATTTGTCTTTGAAGAAAGCACGGTGCATCTTGAAGAACTGGGATAACTTAATAGGTTCCCATTTCCTTTCCGCATTGATACCGAACTCCTGCATTTCCTTTGAAGCCTGTAAAACTCCACTAATTACTGTCTGGTAATAATTGGTTTCATCAATAGTCAAAGCCAGACACATCTTATCACGGTTCACAATGATATTGGCCGATTTCTGATTAATCAGTTCGACACGCTTTTCCAGCCATCTGAAGGGTGCTTCTATCGTTCCATTGATAACTACTCTCTCCGGTTCTTTCGGGTCAAGGGCTACGGATGCTTTACCTTCTCTCAATACTACTTCGATGGGGGTACCATTGTACTCTTTCGGTACTACCAAATTGATTTTGTTTTCACTCATGATTCTGTTCCAGTTTTACGGTTAATACTAAATACTGTCTTCTGCATTTCTTGTGGCATGATTGGGCGGCTATAAACCAGTTCACCTAACTTGTTGTAGAATCCTACCATCTTTTCTTTATGGTATAGGAATTTTGCACATTCTTCATTCTCGACGAACTCCGAACCTCTTTTGATGTGGTCCAAAAGTTCCTGTTTTTCTTCATTCAAAGGCTTTAGGCGTTCTTTGAAACTCTCCATAGCCTCTTTCTTCTCCATCTCGACATCGTTGATGGTGATAGATACCTCAGCCAATGTTTCTTTCTTCTGAGCCAGTTCTTCGGGGGTGAATCTGTGGGTGTAGCCGATTTTCTCCACTGCATCGGCGTTGTCCTGAAGGAACTGCCATCGTTCCTGCTCAGGAATGTCTTGTCCTAAAAATTTGTCCATAATTATCTATAACTTTTTACACCGAACCTATTATAAATCTTTTTAGCGGTACCCATACCATTATAAACAGGGATGAAACTTCTTTGTAAGGCCTTCTCTCTTTGATGAATGCCGCTTGAATTAGGATTAATTGACTTCTCTGGATTAAAGAATCTTGCTACATCTTGGGGAAATTTTCTTTTTTTCATAATCTCAAAATTTTAGATAAACTCTTTATTACGTTCGATTTCTTGTTGTGCAAAAATTAGCATCTGCTGTTCGTTGGCCGAAGGCAGATAGATACCGGCCACAGATGCGCTCCAGTTACGAAAGCGGTCAATGCTCAAAGTCATTTCACCTGTTGTCAGTTCTGCAGAACTTCGCAGATAGGTTACTTCCTTGCCTTTCTTGTTGACCGTCTTTCTCTCAAACAAATCACGGTTGCAAGTCCTTTTGTAGAAGTCTATCTTTGCTTCATCAAGGCTGCAACCGTACTCACTGCCGAAATACCCTAAAAGCAGATGCAAATAGCTGTTCTGGGATAGCGTGCGGTTAGGGAGCTTCTTTCTCACTTCCACAACTGCATGCTCCTGGAACAGCTTGTTTACATAAGCCTTGAACTTGGGTATATCGTATTCATTCTTCAGATTGAATATGCTCATAGGCTAGAACGGTAAGTCATCTTTGGGATTTCCATTCGCATCTACATCAGGTGGAAACGCCTGTGCCATGGTTGGCGTTTGTGTCGGTGCCGGTTGCTGTGCTGGCACGGATGCTGGCTGGTGCATTGGCTGACGGCCTTCCAGTTTATAGCAGCGGATGGACACCATGCGTTTTAGTTGTCCGTCCTGATTTGTCCATTCCCGACCTTGCAGGGAAAAGGAAACCGTTATTACATCACCGGTTCTGAACTGGTCAAGTTCGGCACATTTGTCACCACTTACTTCAAGTGGCAGGACGTTCTCGTACTGGCTTCGTTCACCTGTATAGGGGTCATAGGTTGTGGCATCAAGAATAAATTCACGTTTCACAAACGGGTTGCCACCGCTTTTGGATGGGATTTCTTGGGGCTGGCCAATATAGACCAGCCGTCCGGTTATTTGATTAGGCATAATATATAGATAGAAGATTTGACGAATTAACTCTAATATCCATCAGAATTTTTCGCCGTTCATTTGTTATCAATGCGTAGGCACAATCTCTAGTAAGATAGGTCAGAAGTCCATTTTGTTCACCTCTAAGCTCATAAATCCTTCCATTGTATTCAATTTCATCCATTTATCTAGTCTTCTGCAAAAATTTTCTTATCGGTTATCAAATCTCTGTTGTCATTCAAGAACCGGATAAAGTCCTCACAATGATTTATAAGGATAGGTATATCCCGTGCCGGTACGAAAGTGTAGCTTTCAGTATAGGTTGATTTGAAGTCCGTAACATTATACTCAAATGACCTTACATCACTTCCGTTCTGCATCAGACAGTATGGATAAACCATGTGCTGCCAGTGGTCTTTGAACTTACCTACATAGTAACTTCCGGTAGTCTTGATGTCATGTACTGACATCGGCATCAGTTCATCTATATAACCATATAGAAGAACTCCTCCGAAGCATGTTGGCAAAACTGCTTCAACCCGTTGCTGGGTCAAGGCCCCTTTGTAATAGTCTGCAAACTCACGGCAGATTGAGATAGGGAAATCGAACTGACGGCATTTATAGGTGGCTCTCAGCCCGACCAATGTCTGTCTGCCATCCTGCATGTCTGACAATAGTCTTTCCACCTGTACCTTGTCTGATTTCCTGTTTTCAACCATACAGTCGACTACCTCATTGAAAGCCGTTCCCTTGTCGGCTGCTTCACTATCAAACGGGACACGGTTTATAGTGTCAATCAGGCTCTGAAACTGCTGCTGTCTGAACTCTTCGGGGGTATGTGGGGGATTCTCACTGAATCCCCAATACCTTTCCCAGATGGCATCACTTTTCAGATAGCTTGTAAAGGCATCCAAAAGTGTAGCATAGAACTTGAATTTAGGCTGCTTTGTCTGCATAAGTCTTTGTCTCTTTATCGAATACCAGCCCGAGAGCTTTTACTTTTGCTGAAAACAGATTTCTGGCCATATTCAAGGAACTGCCTACATGCTCAAACTCATTAATTCTTGACGCAAACTCATTTGCAGAACTGGCATCAGTAATAAGTTCGATGTTCTCTTTGATTTCAGCTATGACCTTATCATATTTTGCAGCTTCTTCTTTCTTTACCTGCAACATGCTCAGGTAGGGCATGATTACCTTTGCAGTGATAAAGTCGTTCTTGGCAGTGGGATTTCCATTCTTGTCAAGAATTGTAGGCACCTGCATCAGTCCCGGCAAATTGCAGGTGTTTTTCCCGTCATTTCTTGATGTGGGGTCAAATGTGATTGTACGCTTCTGCACACCGTTCTCATTGCGCATTTCCAGATACCCCAGCAAATCAAGTTCCGTAACAATAGAGTTGTACGATTTTTCTCTTAAAGCAGGTATGAACACGGTGTCGTCACCTTCTTTCCGAGTGTCACGGTGGGCCACAAACACTACGTTCTTGTTCAGTGATGAAAGGGTTCGTGTCATCCATGAGAACTCAGCGTTGATACCTCCCCAGTCCTTGATTTGCGGCTGTCGTGTACCGCATTTGTAAGAAATGATGAAATCCATCATCTTTCCGATGGTGTCCACAACTATTGTCTGATAGGCCGAAAGGTCTTCCTGCAATACCTGTTGTACATCCTGCCATGAACTTACCTGTACGATGTCTATACCGTCCAGATGTGCCATATTCACACGTTTCACGCCATTGTCAAAGTCAAGCAGTAACGGTTTCGGTGCGCTCAATGCTACTGTTGTCTTACCCATACCTGCCTGACCGTAAATCATCATCTTAACGGTGGAAGGAATTACTAATTCATTGGATTTCTTAATCAAACTCATAACGCAATAGTTTTAAAGTAATATATTAATACATCAATTTTGCATGTTTTATCACGTCCCAGGCATTACAAGCCCATCTGCTGTGTGGCACGCCTTCTTTGGTCTTGTATCTTATTCTTCCGGATTCGCACAACTCTTTCAGCCTTTTGAGACCGCCTACTATCGAAGCTGCTTCGTATTTCCCGAAAGACTTGTTGTTTAAGACGATTTTCAATACATCTTCGTTTATCATAAGCATTTTATTTTAAGCAGATAATTGCCGAGAAACCCAGATACTCTGTTGCTGATACCCGGTACTTCACGTCCATTTTGTTTTTAAGTGTCCCGATCAAACGAAGGTCACGATTGCGGCGTGATGCTTCCAGCTTGATTCCGTTGTGCCGTTTCTTGTCATAGGGAACTTTGTAGATGTCCCCTTTCTTCATTTCGTCAAAAAGACGTACTGTCTGGTAGTTTTCGTCTACTGTAATTTCTCTAACCATAGTTTAAGTATTTGATTGTTTGCTGGCAGAACGGGACTTGAACCCGTGACTTCCATGCTAACCCTTACATGGTGTTCTACCGCCTGAACTATCTGCCAATGAAAATGCCGGACTTTACGGCCCGGCATCTACCTATTTTCTATAACCCATAAAAACTAATCGACTAGTGCAACCAGCGATTTGACCATGTTCTTGAAGTTGTCAAACTTCGATTCAATCTTTTTCTCTTCTTCCATGTAATACAGCATTGATTTTCTGTATTCTTCGGATTCGCGTTGCAGATTCTGTGTGTATGCCACGAGTTCATCATGCGTCATACCCTGTAATTCCTCATTTGTTTTCATGTCTATTCTTTTTAATGTTATTGATTTCGGTTTCTATCTCCTTGTCGAACAGCTCCCGTCTGTCCAGTTCCCTTGAGCGTGCCGCCAGAATGGCGTTGATGTCCGCAAATTCATCACAGATGCTTTTTATTGTTTCTTGCAGCTCGTTCATTGTCCAGTCTGTTTGCGATTGAAAAACCAGTGATTATAAACCCGACAAATCCTATCCAGTACATAGCAGACAGGTCTTGATTGAAGTGCATTACCAGAACGGACAATGCACAGAGAAAAAGTAGTATTTTCATAACCGTGTGTATTAAATATCGTTCCCGTGGGCGTTCCGGTGGTTGCCTTACTGCTTATCAAAGGTCTGGTAAGCCACGGGTATATATAGTTCATGCTGGTGTCTAATCAGTGAAGATTGTCTTTGTAGCCGGCCTACGGCCACCTGCAATCGTATAAGTGTCTTTTTGTTATCTGTGTGATTCGTATGCTGCGTTTGCTTAGTGCAGCCCTTTACTCATACTCTTTTCACACAGCCGTTATCGCTACTCAGTCGTCCGTTTCACGTCAGGCTTAACGGTAAGCCTAAATTTCCATCATGTCAAAGAACCAATCAAGTAGAACCCTGCCCGATTCTCGCTATCGGTTGCCGTTCAGTCCGTCAGCAGGGTAGGTGAGTTACCAGCGTGTCACTGCCATGCCTTGTGATAACTGAAGGTTAATGTAGTCCATGCCATCATCTTCAGGCAGGTTGTATTCTTCAAGAAGAGCTTCGTATTTGTCCACCTCTTCAGTAAGTGCTTTGATGTATTCTTGCTTGCTGTCAGCATTGAAAGCCCTGCATAAAGTCTCTTCATCTGCGTTGTAGGCGAAGTTCAGGTCTTTGTGCAGCCCGTCAAGTTCTTCTTCGATTTCGTGGCGTGTCATAGTCATGCGATGTTTGAAAGGTTGTCAAATTTTATATTTCCATTGATAGCCACCAGCCGTTGTCGTTTTTCCGATACAGCAGCAATAGATGTTTGAAACACTTACACCTGTTCTTCGTGAGGCTTCATTCAAGCTCTTATATTCTGCTATAACTTCACCATCTATAATCTGCAAACATGCTTTTTGATTGTACATTGGTTTGCCATTTCTCAGCGTCTTGTGATAATGTTCTGTATTTTCGTGTGGTGTACACCATTCAAGATTTTCTAATCTATTATCCATTTTATCGCCATTGATATGATTGATATACTCTTTTCCTTTTACCTTTTGAAGAAATGCTTTTGCCACAATCCGGTGGACACTCTTTGTATAGCCAATTCCATTCTTATATATCGTTACCATGGCATAGCCATTTCCATTTTTTGATGGTGTAATTTCTTTGAATATTCTACCATCAGAAGAGACGAAATAATCTGTCTCTTCTTCATTGTTTGATTCGAGAACTATTCTTTTTATATCCATTATGCTATGTTCAATAAGTTGGCTTTTTTAAATGATCGCCAAGATTGTTTTTCGGTATCAAAGTATATTGCTACTGTGTCATTCTTCTTTCTGATTTCACCTGATGTGGTAGGTATCAGGTTTTCTTTCAGCGTGCCGTAGGCCTCTCTGATGCTGCCGTCTACCTTTTTGAAGTAGAACTTTACGATTCTTTGCTTCATTGCAGCTTTCAGCTTCATGTTTGCCCAGGCGCATTTCATTGCTTCACTCATAGAGAAACCGTTTCTCTTTACCAACTGCCATGCAAGGCTCATAATCTCGTGTAATAAATTCTTTTTCATAATCGTGTGAGGGTTAGTTGTTTTTACTATATTTGTTTCGTATCAAAGTTTCGATATGTAAATATAACCATAATGATTATATTGTCAATATGATTATACGATAATTTATCTCTTTCTAAAGTTAAATAGTGTTATATGATTGATATTAAGAAATTTAGAACTGACAATAATATCTCTCAATTAGAGATTTGTACAGTATTGGGTATAAAACAACCTTATTTATCTGCTATAGAAAATGGTAAAAGACCTTTAAATGATGAGAAATTCACTTTGCTATATAAGCAATATGGCGATAAGATAATGAAATATAAAACGACAGAACGCCCAATTCTTCTTATTGATGAAGCAGAAACTAGTTTGCATCCTAATATTCAAAAATATTTATGTGATAAATTAAAGCAAATAGAAACAAGGCCTCGTATTCCTTATGATGCAGCGGCAGGAACACTTACAGAGGCAGTAGAGGGCATTACAGAATATCAATGTGAGCAGCTTCCTGTTATAAGTGCTTTCCCAAAATATGATTTTACAATTAGAATTACTGGCAAAAGTATGGAACCTGAGTATTTTGCCGGAGATGAGGTTGCCTGCCTTAGAGTGAATGAGAAACAATTTTTACAATGGGGAAGAGTTCATGTACTTGACACAACACAAGGGATAGTTATTAAACGTATTTATGATGCTGGAGAATCTATTCTATGTCGTTCATACAATTCCGAATTTCCTGATTTCTCAATACCTAAAGAGAATATTCGTTCATATAATTTAGTTGTTGGAAGTTTAAGGCTTTAGATCATGAAATTCAATCAATACCTTTGGAATCTGTACAAGAACTCTCCAGGCGGGAAGTCTACCATATCCAGCTTTTCAGACAGAAAAGAGTGGATGGAAGAGGAACGCCTATTCGAGAAGTACAATCCAAAAATCAAGGACGGTTTCAATTCCGAAATGATTTGCGGAATACTAGAAGATTTCTGGTGTTACAAAGTATCAGAATATGAAGGTACAATATTAAAATCCCTGGATGATGCCGGAAAGCTGTATGAGGAAATTATATCCACGGGTCTGACAATAGAATCAGAACAAGTCCTAAAGATTGGTGACTTTGACCGGATGCTAGAGTATATACCATTCCTGTCAATGGAGTTGAATTATTTGTTTGGGGAATATTTCTTCCCTTATATCTATGTAGATGAGTTCTATCAGCTTACAAGGCTTGCAGACTACTTTGAAATAGAACTTCCTCCAATACCAAAGAAGTCTGATTATAAAGCCAGGTGTATGTATTACTGGGGGTTGTGTAAGGTGTTCTACAGATTCAGGAAGGAGAACGAATTGTCGCCTGATGAACTTAGTGCTTTCATGTATGATTATGCTCCTAATGTTATTGGCATAGAAGAAAAAAGCAAAATGCCCAAACCGTCGGCTGCATGGTTCATTGGTGGATTGATTGAAGGATATGGGAAAGAATGGACGGTTGGATTTTGGCAATCGAATAAGGAAACAAAGAAAGGGGATATACTCATACATTATGAAACATCTCCAGTAAGTGCCATCACTTGCTTGTGGATAGCACAGGTTGACGGTGTAATAGACCCATTTGCCCACTACTACAGCAATACTTATGTAAGCAATAAAATTGATATTCCTCATATCTCATTAAAAGAGCTGAAAGCAGACGAATACTTTTCAAATCATCCACTTGTCAGAAAAAATTTTCAAGGAGTCAATGGATGGCCGGTTACGGGAAAGGATTATGCAGAACTCATGAGGATGATAGAAGCAAAAGGATTTGACACATCCGTACTTCCACAAATATACGCACCTTCATTGCCGGAAGGAATAGTCATTAAAGAGGAAAAGGATGTAGAGAAAAAACTACTGGAGCCATTGTTGAATGAAATGGGGTGGTATGAGCATAAAGACTACATTCGTCAGTTGCCAATCCATGCAGGTAGAGGACATCGTATATTTCCGGATTATGCACTTCATTATGACAACAAGCCAGAAGAAGAAAAAGCAAAGGTGTTGATTGAAGCAAAATACCACATGAAGAACAACCATGAGATAGAATCAGCCTTTCTTCAGGCATTCTCTTATGCCAAGTTACTTCTATCTTCGGTGATTGTTTTGTGTGATAAGGAATGTATTCTTGTCTATGAGAGTAAGGAAGGATTCAGCAGGAGCCGATATAAGAAGTATTATTGGGAAGACATGAGAAATCCCGATTTATATAACGAATTAAAGAACAAACTAACTATCTAAATCCATGAAGAAAATACTGCTGATTATACTGGCAATATCATTGTTTGGCTGCGGAGGGAACAAGCCATCCCAGGAACAGAAGGATAAAGCTGACAGATACGTCCAAAGTCTCGTGGATGCCGATATAGGAATCTACAAAGGCGAACTGACCGACGCGAACTTTCTCATCCTTGCCGTAGACGCTTATTCTGGAGCAAACTTTGATGCTTATGCACGTACATACCTGGAAGAAGCACAAGGTAAAGGACTGGAGATAAAAGGAGTCTATATTGTAGACATCAAGAACTGCCAGTTCGGCGATGGCTGGGTATCCGGTGACAGGATAGGGAAGGCATTCAAGTAGAAAAAATGTTCTAATGAGTATCCTTATTCAGCTTAAATTAAATTATAAATAACTGATACACAGTGATTTTATATAATTCTTAGATAATCATTCGTAATGAGTAAGTCGCGGGTTCGAGTCCCGCTTTCGGCTCCGACTTAAAACCGCTTATT